CGCGATTGATCGACCATTTCATAAATAATCCATGCGCCGTTTAGTTTGCGTCTGTTGTAGAAATGCGGGTAGCCCTCAAGTCTATCTAAAGAACGTAAGCAATCATGCGTGATTTCCCACAGCACAACAGGTAAAACGCTTTCAACGTCTGGAACAAAGTCAGCAACGCCGCGAAATACTAGCCGGTGATCCGGTAAGTAAAATGCGCCCATAGGTTTTGCTTGTGGACACCGAACCGCCATAGATTCGCGGTTGGTGTTCATTCCATATGCCATATAAAACATTACGCTACCTCTCTTTCACTATCAGGCGCTTTGCTTTTTACTGTGAAATCATAAACAGGCTTTGCGTCTACAAATACCATGCCATCTTTTGTATGACCGCCAATAAATTGACCGTCCCAGTTGAGACGTTCAGCAAGCAACTTCGCGGCTACAATATAATTTTCTTCAGCATTTAACGCGTGATCATAACGCATGATCATACTTGTGTAATTGCCAGAATGTGTGACCTTAATTCTTGAACATCTTCTTTCAGTTGGTCCAATATATTTTGTTGTAATCGTCTGCATTTTATATACTCCGTTTGCTAGAATATCCCATATATACCCACTATATGCGCTATGGTCAAGCAAAAACATAAGAAAACTTATGCGTTGATTTTAAAGGATTTTCTACGTCAACTTTTTTCACGTCAAAACCTGACGCAGTTGATGTTGACGCAGAATTGTGTTTGTTTTCAATAGTTTAGGTAGTTTACGTCAACTACGTCAGTTTTGCGTTTTGACGCAGAATATTGTTTAAAATCAATGGGTTATTTTACGTCAACCGCGTCACCCCCCTTATAGGGGGGGTTATATAACCAACCCCCCTGATGTGATTTGTGATCTTGGGAAATTTGTTCCAGTGTGGGAACTATTGGTTTATTATGGGCTTGTTCTTTTTTTATTGTTGGGTTATATTTAAGAGGTGCTGTAAGTTAAAAGGTTTGTAAATGCCAAAGGTCGGAGAACAAATAGAAAAGGGCGGACGTAGGTTGCAACCGCAACAGCAAAAGTTTTTAGATAATTATATTCACAAAGATATGACCCAGACCGGTGCGGCTCGGGCGGCAGGGTATAAGTCGCCGAATGTGAGAGCCGTTCAGCTTCTTAACAATCCAGTTGTTAAAGAACGAATGGAAGAAATGAGACAGGAACTCGAAAGCAAGTACGGGGTTTCTGTAACAAAATCTGTTCGAGATATGCAACGACTCAGAGATGAAGCATGGGAAGCAGGGAACTTTGGGGCGGCTATTAAAGCAGAAGAACTCAGACTGAAGGTAACGGGTCTTATGGTAGCCCGTAGCCATGTGACACATGAAAACGTTGATAATATGACACGGGATCAAATCGTTAAACAGTTGCAGGAATTTATGACTCGCGCTAAAGATCGCATGATTGATGTAACACCTGAAGCAAATCCCACAAAAACCGAACAAATCGACATAACATACGATAACGAAGAAGCCGTATAGCGCAGGTTGCGCCCCGTGTGGGCAGGCTGGCGGGGTCTTAGACGCCCAGAAACGCACCGCCCAGCGCCGCAACTAGACTTGTTCGGGTTCGGGGTTGCGAAATATGTTCGGGATACCTCCAGCAGCCTTAAAATCCCTCTATCAAAAATTAAAGATTCGGGCTGCCAGCGCTTTGGCGGGGCCATAACCCGACAAATTGTTCGGGATAGCGCTGCTGGATCTTTGCAGCCAGAGTTTCTGCCGGGCAGCTACCGGGTCGGGATCGGGGCCAGCAGCCGGGGAATATAACCCGAGGAATTGTTCGGGATCGGGACTCGTGATTCAGGCTGCACGGGATCACCGGGCTGCAACTTCCGGGCAGCTAAAGATTCGGGGCCGGGTGTTCGCAGCCAGCGATGACAACCCGAGTAATTGTTCGGGTTATCGGACCGGGAGAGGTCCTGCTGCAACTTTCGTCCCCGGGTCGTAAAGCTGCCGGGTGAGATCCGCCGGGTCGCAGCCAGCCCGGAGAATCACAACCCGAACAATTGTTCGAAAGCTGCCGGGCCGCTGCGTCCTGCTGCGAGTCAGCAGCGCTGAATCTTTTTTTAATTTACCTGTTGACATTATATATAGTGTGGGATAATGTGGGATTATTCTAGTAAAGGAGATTAAAGATGGAAATCACTGAGGTAAAGAATTCAAACGGGGTGACTGTTTACCATGTAGTAGATGGAGGCTGTATCCAAGAGTTTTGGACTCGCAAGTCGGCTCAGGAATATGTAGACTATTTTAGTAAATAAAAATCTAACCTGATCCTTCGGGATCGGGTCGGGCTTCGGGGATCGGGCTTTCGGGATCGGGGTCGGGCTTATATATACTATATAAATATAGATATATATACATACACATATACACATACACATATATGTTATTACATTATAATTGTAAAAAAAAATCTAAATTTGTTCGCTTTATTTAACCTATAGCAATGTTATGTGTCCCAGCGGTTTTAAAATAACCTTCACAATTGTTCGTTTTACCCTTGTTATATGGGATTATATGGTATAATCTATTTTTAGTGAGGGGGTTTTCCCATCACATTCTAGTAAAAAAGGTAATAAAAACAATGACTTACACATTTGGAATAGAAATAGAAACAAGCGGCGCAAGTATATCAAGAATTGCTAATGCTTTAAATAATGCCGAAATTCGCGGTTGTGATGTAAAACCCGATGGAACACCACGAGTTGACGCCGAGATCGTTTTGCCACCGTTGGCACCATGTGATTTTGCTTTTGATTATATCAAGAAAATTTGCCGTGTATTAGAGGACGTTGGCGCAAGCGTGAATTCATCATGTGGTTTACACGTTCATATTAGTAACGCGCCGCTTAATGATGATACAACCGCAACTCAATTTTGTGGTGAAAGTATTGATGTTAAAGAACGAACTGGACGCTTTTTTGCAAACCATGCCGCGCCAATGGATTTCATAGCGGTTCAAGATATTATGCGTCGATATACAAGACAACAAGACGCGGTCAATTCTATGTTCCCTCGTTCACGTACTGATAACCGTTATTGTTCACCATTAAGCACGCGCCGAATTGAACAAGCTTCAACTATTAGCGAATTAACTTTTGGCAAGTTTACATCAATCAACTTGCAAACGTGGTCGCGTGGTACAATTGAATTCAGACAAGCAAGTGGCACAATTGAAGCGGCCAAGATTATCAATTGGGTAAAGTTCTTAAACAATCTTGTTTTGCATACTGTTGAAAACAGAATTGAAAGTGGCAACCGAACAATTGTAACTGATACACCAGAACAACCGTTCCGACGCGGCGCTCGCGTTGGTGTTCAATATGATATGATGCGTTCCGATGGTGGCGCGACAACTCAAGAAATAATGGACGCGACTGGCTGTAGTGAACAAAGAGTACGCGCCGCTGTTAGTGAAATACGTTCACGCGTTGGTGATGCCGCTGTAGTCACTAGCACGCAACAAGCGAATGGTGCGCGTTATGGTGATGGAACTCACCACACCAGTTACACGGTTTTATTCAGTGTAGAAACGCAAGGTAACGCGGCGCAATTGCTTCCAGAAAATAGACGTGGTGTTGAAAGCATATGGGCAAATGTTGATGATGATTTATTCGAATGGTGGCAAAATAGAATAACAACCTTGTCAGAACGAAACAGAATAGGCGCGCTAGGTTAAGCCTAGCGTACCATCTTAGAAGCTCAGAGAAGCCCGCCAAGCGCGGGCTTTTTACTTTTCTAAGGTACCCTACCTAATCCGAACAATTGTCCGTGTATCGGGCTTATTTTGCCTATGCCCCCCCCTTTTTGTATATGTCGGTCAGGCTGAGACTTACACAGTGTTTTACTCAAACAATTACCCCAAAAAAACTTTTCGCCATTCATGTCGATACATGGACAATAGGACACCCCCTAAAGGGGGATGTCTATGTTTGTCTGTATGTATGGGTCCCATAGACCCCCTCAAAAATTTTTTTCAAAAAAATCCATTGACGCCTCCCTTATCTTCCCATACCGTATCTTATAAGATGGAAATGGAGCTTAACAGTGCCTAAATATAGGTTAAATTACGGTGATCAGTTTGAATTTTTTGCGCAGACTCCTTCTGAGGTTGTTCCTGTGATGCAAACACGCAGATATGGTCCTTTATCTTTTGGGATTGAGTCTGAGCGTTTGTTTATGCGTCGTTCTGCGATGGAGATGTGTGAGTGGAATGGGAAGGATTATTATTTTCATGACAGGGATGCTTTAGCTGGCAGCATGATTAAAAATGGATTACTTGAGGTGATTGATTAAATTTTATTTTATTGCTACACTGCGAACAGATAAAATTTATTTGGAGATAATTCTATGGTAGCTGTAACGTCTATGCCGATGGGTCAACCGATGGGACAGCCTCAAATGCCGAATCCGATGGGTGGTTCTGCTCCGAATCCGATGATGCCGACGAATCCAATGCCAAATCCAATGCCAAATCCAATGATGGGTGCGCCTATGGGTGGACCACCACCTCAGATGGGCGGACAACCCCCAGTTAGTCCTGCACCTAATCCTAATTTGTCTACACAGATTAATGGGTATGGCGGCAGTGCATCTGGTCGTGCAAATTTCAAAAGGGCTTTAGGCACTAGAAAAAATAAATTTTTGCAAAGTCAGCAGATGCAGATGCGTCCACAGATGCAAATGCAGCCACAGCCACAAATTGCGCCGATTGGTCGTGCATTAGGTAATAGCGCGAATGTTGGGAGTGCGCCTGTTCAGTTAATGGGTGGTGGTGTTGTTCCGTTATTTGGCGGTTTAGGCCGTTACTAATGTCTAAGCAGGCAGATTTCATAGATTGCGTTGATCTATGGACAACGTGTTTACCGTATTCGACTTTTCCTAGTAGCACTATTGCGTGGCGTTTATCGCCTGCGATTGAGAGTGGTCAGTATAAGATTTGGCATAACGAGGGAGGATCGTGTGCAGGGTTTGTGACGTGGGCTTGGATGACGGATGAGGAGTTTGAGACGCGGGATTATTGGGGTCCAGAAATTTTTAGTCGAGAAATAGGTGACAAATTAGTTTTTGTTGATATGATTGCTCCCAACGGCACTTCTGGAGTGTTGAGTTTTTGTAGGGATCTTCGGCAAATGTTTAAGTTGGAGTTTCCAGAGGTTAAAAAAGTTTGGTCGCATAGAGGCCAACGGCGCGGAGTTTATCCGAACAAAGGTGGCTAGAGCATGTATAATATATTACTTTCATTTTTAAAACCTCAGATAGCTTTTGGCGGTGATTCCGGTGGCGGTGGCGGCGGAGGAGGCGGCGGTGGTTCTCGCGCTGACAGAAAAGGCGCTCAGGCAATTCTTACGACACCGACAGCTCCAACTCCGACACCAGTTATTACTCATAACGATAACAACGATAGACCTGCTCCTGTAGCTGCGCCTTTGTATGGGAGTAATGTTTATGATGTTGCTGATATATATACACCACCTACACCTGCTCCTGTTATTACTTTTAATGATAATGACAATGACTATACGCCTACGTCTGCTGAGTTAAATGCGCAGCTTGATGATTTAGGCGCGGCTAATATGACGGATGATTATTCGATAGTTGATTACAGCACGACTGCGAGTGGCAATCCATATATTCCTGCGGCTATGGCGGATTCTGATCGCGGTGGTTACATGGCACCTATTGGTCAGAATACACAGAGCGAGGCTTTAATCAGTCAAGCAACTGATATTGGTGGCGGTGTTTACGATCCTATAAATATTTTATCCACAGATGCTTATCAGCTTGGCACTGGCAACGCTATTATGCCACCAGTTAATCCTGTATATGATCCTCTTGATGACTCTAATGCTTTTACATCAAGAAATCCTACGAATGCTTTTGATACTGCTGATATTTATTCACAACCTGTAGCAGATACATATGATCCACTTGATAATGATTTTGTAGATAGAAACTCTACAAATGCTTTTGATGTTGCTAATATTTATGCAAATGATGAGCTTGCTAAATCAGTGTATGATGAGCCTCAAGACGAATACGATTTTGTTCCAAGGCAAGGACCTGTTCAAGCTGATCTTCCTCCTCCTCCCGGAGATGAGATGGATTTTGTCCCAAGGCAAGGTCCATCTCCTATGCCCGGATTTTTTGATGGTGATGTTGATTCAGGCACTTTTTCTAATACAAATTCTATAGATTCTAATTTCTATGATGAAATTCCAAACGATTTCTCTAACTTCTTAACGCCCGGAAATGATTCAGGAATGGAGATGGATTTAAGCGCACCGGATGCTAATTTCTATGATGAGATAGCTTTTCAGCGTGACCCAATAGATGATATATTAGCTGGCGAAGAATTTACAACTAGCGCGGCTAATGTGCCTGCAAGTATCCCTGTTCAAACAGCAGATGATGGTTATTTTCAAAGAGTTCCTGATCAGTATGATTTAGCAGCTTCAGAGAGTAATCGTTTTATTCCAGATGAAACTTTAGCCTCAATAGATTTTGATCAGAGTAGTCGTTTTGAAGGATACGACACGGCTCCATCTGCAATTAGAGACTTAGCTTTAGGTACTGACACTGACACAGCAATACCAACTTCGGAAGAAATAAGCTCTACTGCTGAAGAGATAGCTCCAACAACTGGCAATGTATCTACATACATGAAAGATGGTAAAGAAGAACAATTTGAATCTTTCGGTCAGGTTAATAGGTTTGGCGTATATGCTGGTGATGGCTTTGAATGGTATGAAAACCCAAGTGTAACAAATCCAAATGGCGATCCTGTACTAAGCAGAAGATATACTGGTAAAGGCGAAGGCAATGGCCTTGGTCAAGAACCTATTAGCGCAACTGAAATTGGTCATGGCAATCAACAAGATAGAGAAAAATTCAAACGAATAGGTCAAATATCTATGGATGAAGGCAGTGAGTTTGCATCTACTCAAGGTTCTGCAAATGATGGAGATTTCTTAAAGTTCTTAACAACAGGTGATTTTGATGCAAGTAAATCATTCGCTGATCAATATGGCTTTGATGATTATGAACCAACGCTAACATATGGCGATAGTGAAATATCTTCATCTAATAAATCGTCTTTGCAGAATACTTTAGAACTTGCTGATAAAGCTGGTGTAACGGGAGAAATTTTACCAGATTCTGTCGCTGCTGTTGCCGATGCCCCTACAATTTCTAAAGCAGAGTTAGATAAGATTAACAGTCAGCTTAAAGAAACAATACCTAACAATCTGTTTGAAAACTTTATAAGTCTTGCAGCTAACGCAATACCATTTGTTGGAGGCGCTATTGCTCAAAGCTTAAAGAACAAAGGTCCAGCAGATAGAGAGAAACTTGTTCAACAACACATAAATGCTTTAGAAGGCGGCGCACAACCGCAGTATGACAAAGAAGGTAGATATACTGGATTTGAACTTTCTTCTATGCAAACTTTTGCTGATGAGTTTTTAGAAAATCCAGATGCTTATATGATAAATTCAGGAATAGCTGATGCAAATGAAGATGGCGTTGATGACATGGATCGTTTTAACCAAGTATTTTCTGCACAACAAGCTGCTACAAAAGACGACCCATATGGAGCTGACACTCAGCAAGGATTTATAAAATCAGGTGGACAAGAATATTTTGTAACTGCAACTGGAAATATGGTTCCCGTTAATGACGGAATGGTCGATTATAACAGATCAGGCGGAAAGTCTATACAGCAAATGTTTGGAGACGACTCTACAAGACAGCAAAGAGACAGTAACGAATGTCCTGCTGGTTATGAGTATGATGTTGCTGAACAGATGTGTGTTCCTATAATTGATGATGGTTCAGGAGATGGTTCAGG